TGAGTGGTGCAATATCAGTAATCTTGCTTACATCAACAATACCAATAAGACCCCAATCAGCAAGCAGTTGAGCAATACGGTTACGACGTTGGACATCGTTCTGTGTCAGATTTGCGTGTTTACCGTCAAGAGCAAACAGTTCCTTAAAATGCACTAAGAAATATCTACCTTGCTTGTGTAGAATATGACAACTCTGATAGATCTTTTTCTCCTTTCTAGATGCGACTCCAATTCTTGTCAATGTTTCACGCACTTTCAGAAAGTCATCAGGTTCACTCAGAACGACTTCTACCATTTGTTCTGGTGTCCATGTCACTTCAGGTTCTCTAACAACACTCATTTTTTTCCTCCAGTATCAAATTTCGATTTAATAAAATTAAGTTGTTCCTTTGTTAGAATTTTCAAAGCTTGCTTTGCCTTTTCATTACTATAACCATAATAAAGTTTGACATAATCAAGATCTTTGATCTTATCTTGTCGGATCCAGGGAGAGAATCTCTTCTTTTTCCTCACAATATTTATAAGAAAATCATATTGGAGTTTCTTTGGAAGAAAGTGATACTTATTCATCTCATTAGCAAACATCAAAGTATCGATGTGCCCAGAGAAACAACGGTTCACAATATAAGGAGGATATTCCTTCTCAATAGAAGGATCTTCATCAATCAGATGTTTCTTTGTCTGATTAATGGAATTGAGCCAGTCTTTAAGTTCAGTCATGAAGAAGAAGATTTAAAATATTTACAGTCTCTTTTTCAGTTGGATAGTTAGTAACAAGAAGTTCTGTTTTCACATTCTCATCAGTTCCCTTTTCACCACGATGTGCCATAGAATAACGAAGTTTCCATTCACGCAAATGATAATCTTTGTATAAATCAAGCAATCTATCATTCACGTTATAAGTAATCATGAACTTATGCGGACACTTATATACATCTTCTGCAAATCGATCATGATCAAATGACTTGTGCATTTCACGATCTTTTCCATAAAGAAAATCCTTAATATCATAAGGAGGATCGAGAAATACGAATACGTCCTCACCAGGATCATTCATAACCTCAGAATAATCAATGTTTGTGATCTTCCACTTTTGTGTTAGTTGAGAATACTTCTTTAGTTTTTCAATACCAACGAAAGAAAAATTAGAACGTGCTGCTGTCTTGGAAAATGTACTATTTTCGGTTAATCCAGAAAAACTACACTTATTCAAAATGAAAAAACTTACGGCACGATCAAGACCATCCTGAGAATTAATGTCATCCCGAGTTTTATCAAATAATTCTTTGTGTGCAGAATCCTTATCGTCCTGTGACTGATAGTTTGATGCTTTTGATTTGATATCATTCAGACAATCAGAAAGTTCTTCACCACGATCTCTGAGTTGCACCCAGAAATTGTAAAGAGTGACATACTTATCGTTGATCCAAACAGGAACATCGGGATATGCCTGAGTGGCATAAAATGCCACAGAACCACCACCAATGAATGGTTCACGGTATTCTTTAAAGTCTTCTGGAAACCATGGTGCCAAAGTCTTAGTAGCCTTTGACTTACCTCCAGGATATCTAAGACAAGTTTTCAGAGGAAATGTTTTCATAATCAGCAGGATGATATTTCAAGAATTCCCAGAAAGTCATTTTCATTTCTTTCTGAGTCATGCCACAATGCTTTGCGGCAGCAGGTAGAGTCATTTTAGCACGAAACAAACCAAAGTTTGCCTCTTCCACTAGTGCTGGTGTTGTTTTCACTTTTGGTTCCACTAATTTAGTTTTATCGATTTCGAATAATCCCATTATTTAAGTGCTCTTGATAAACCATAAGTAAGTTGATTGACTCCTTTTACCATTTCACGGTATCCAAGTCCAACATATATTTGACCAAGAACTACTGAGATTGTTGCAGTTCCCCAGAAGATATAATAAAATCTGGACTTGACTTGATGCTTTTTAGTTTTTTTCATAATCAGAGAACCAACTTTTTGCTAGGTGCCTTAATTACAGAGAACATTTCTTGATATTGTTCTTCAATTTGTTCTTGAGTATCTGCGATATACACAATATACTTTTTGGTAACTTCCAGTTCCTCATCTTTACCCTTAAGAAGAGGAGACCATGGGGCAAATCCCATCTGACCATTACCGGCAGGAACAGCAACAATAGGATTACAGATGACCACAGAGTCATCTTTTTCTTCAATTAGGTCTGCGATGACATCTTCACCGGACCACATACGAATCAGTTTTACATTCATTTGAATTCACACTCCAGTAAAAATTCCAACTATAGTTCCTTTTGAAGGAATATTTTTTTGTTTATTTGGTCTAGTAAAACCATCCTCCTCAACTTTATCATAATTTCTAACTGGTCCAGGATTTTTAGTAATATTAGTGGGTTTTGGATTTAATGTTACATTTTTATCATTACCACCCCTGTTACTACTTTTCCATTGAACTCTTTTACCTTTTTTTGATTTTAATTTTTGAATTCCACCATCAAATTCAACCTCTTCACAACAAACATACTCTAAAAAGGATGATGAAAGTTGTTCGTCTGTTGGAATGTAATCGTAGATGTAAACATAATACAAACCAAAATCATCGTCTTTTCCAGGATGAACTTTTTCCTGAAGTTCTTTCATTTTTGGATCTAACCATTCCAACTTTGGAAAATCATTTTCTACTGGTGTCAACTTATAATGATTATTTTTAAGTTGTTTTTTAGAATAATTGCCATTTTCATCAGCGTACAAATCTGTCTCAAATATATGAACCTTTACATCCATACCATCATTCAACAACCTATCCTGTAGTATGCTACCGCATTTATATGTCCCTGTCATTGGACTATAGATATCCCTAAAAATGTATTTCATTTTTTTCATTTGAATTCACACTCCACCATTAGTTCTGTCATACAAGCAAGCATATTTATCTCTTGGTCTGCGACAAACGCTCCTTGATACTGATACTTAGCGAGAACAAGCACAGCAGCAGGAATACTACCAGGAACCAGCGAGTCGTAAAGAGAATCATACACACGCCGGAGAAGTACGCTAGTATCATTATCCAAATTAGAGACGATCCACTTACGTACTTCAGCAAAGTTTTTATCCTTAAGATTCTTGATAAGTTCATTGACAGCTACATCAGAGAAAGTTGCGAGAATGCCAGAATCAATCTTACCACTTACAGAATAACGTTGACACTCATTTAAAACACGACGCCAATCAGGGAAGTGTTTATTAATTAATTCTACCAGGACCTTGTTATCATATTCAAAACCTTCTGCATCCAAGATTTGTTGGATGCGTTTAAAGAACTTGGATGCAATTGCCTGACGTTCTTTTCCTTTGATTCCAAACTCAACGACGGCACATCGGGAGTGAAGTGGTTCAAGGATTTTATTTTTGTAGTTACAGGTGAAGATGAATCGGCAGTTGCCAGCAAACTCCTCAATAAACGCCCGTAGGAGGAGTTGTACATCGTTGGACGTGTTATCTGCCTCATCAATGATGATGACTTTGTGTTTAGCATCTGACGTAAGTGAGACGGTCGAAGCGAAGTTTTTCGCATTGTTTCGGACAGTATCGAGGAATCTACCCTCGTCGGATCCATTGATGACATAAACATCCACTCCAAGTTCATTACAAAGTGCCTTTGCTACTGTGGTCTTACCAATACCAGGAGGTCCCGCAAGTAGCATGTTTGGGATCTCACCTTTATCTAGGAAACTTTGAAAGGTTTTCTTGGTTGCCTCAGGGAGAATACATTCTTCAATTGTCTTAGGTCGGTATTTTTCAACCCAAATAAAATCACTCATAATCAAATCCAATCAGGTTTACGATGGGGCAACCGAAGATAATTATCGCATACCCAAGGTTTAGATGCAATATACATCTTATAAGCATCAAAGGTTGAGATGCTTGTATCAAGTTTATATTCGTCAGGCATTGCCCGTGCGAATGGTGTATGGTCTGACCAAGGAGCCCAAGGAAACAGTTTTTCTGCCACTTTCAAGGTATTTTCACAAGTATGTGTTTTACCATACCTATTAGTATATTCCAGACATAGCATCAATCCATGAATAATCAACCAACGGGCATTTGCTTTTGATTCATTTGCCCAGACGGTGCAGGGATGATTGCGAAAGGCACCCTTCTCCGTAGCATAGGGTGTGCCGTCTGCTTTGGGAAGAGTGCCGTATCCGTGCCCCCACTTCTCTGATGCCACGATAGAGAGCATCTGACAAGTCTCTAAGGGCATTTTGACGATGTGCTTGTCTGGGAGCACTTGGGCTGACTTGTAGGGGCACTCGTCAGTTACAAAGATGTTCATGATAAAAGTTTGCTAAAACTGATTGCTAAGAGGAATCCTAGCATAACCACAATGTCCCATGACTTTGTTTTTACAAAATATGGGATTGAAATACTATCGGCAATAACATTCATTACGACACCGATAGTCAAATTAACATGCAAAACAACAAAATAGGCAGAAATAACTGTGATACTGCCTACAACTCTCATTGCCGTAAGTGTTTTCATCCAAATGTAGAATCAGGTTCCAGAGCAATATAATACTTC